GCTCAAAAGGTCGCAGCAACTATTCGAGCCAATAAGGATCGCATACCCAACGTGACCATTGGTGGCAGTAAGGGTCGATTTAGTGGCGGCGCGGTATCTGGTCAGGTTTTTTTTGGATCAGAGTTTGGCGGCCCTGCACCATTTGAAAATGGCGGTCGACGCTTTCCTGATCGCTCACCTGCACAGGGTCGAGGTAATGAGGGTTATGGCATTTTCATAACACTCAAAAGAATCCAGCCAGAACTAACACGCCGTTGGAAAGATGCGGTTAGCAAAAGAGTTATAGAAAAATGGGATGATAACAATGGCTGACGTAAGAACCCTTAAACTCAACCTGCTTGCAGATGTAGACCAATTTGGCCGTAGCCTCGCACAGGCAGACAACGACACTAAAAGTTTTACAAAAAAACTAAGTAAATACGGCAAAATTGCGGCTGGCGCATTTTTAGCTGCTGGGGCCGCTGCTGGGGCTTATGCTTTAAAACTTGGCATTGATGGGGTCAATGCAGCTATTGAGGACGAAGCATCACAAAAGAAGTTGGCGCAAGCATTAAAAAACACAACTGATGCCACTGATGATCAAATAACTGCAACTGAAAAGTATATTTCAGCAACTCAAATTAGATATGGCGTATCAGATGTCAAACTGCGTGATTCACTTGGAAACTTACTTAGAGCCACTGGCGATGTAACCGAGGCTCAAAAACTTAATAATCTAGCATTAGACATTGCAGCATCTACCGGCAGAGATCTTGAAACCGTATCAATCACACTTGCCAAGGCTTATGATGGCAATTTTGGATCACTTAAAAAATTGGGAATTCCACTTGATGATGCAATTATCAAAACCAAGGATTTTAACGTAGTTCAAGATGAACTTGTACGATTATTTGGCGGGGCAGCTGCCGCGAATACTGAAACTTACGCTGGACAATTAGCCATTGTAACTGAACGCTTTGATGAAATGAAAGAATCTATTGGCGTTTCTTTATTGCCAATTATGAAAATACTGCTAGAGGAAGTAAACAAAGTCGCCAAGGGATTTAGTGGCGAGGATCCACAGGGACTAAGCACTCGGGCAAGAGAATTGGCAGGAACTTTTGAGGGCGATGGCGCATATAGTTTGGGCTATTCATTGCGAGCAGTGGCTGATGCGTTTACTCGTTTATTCGACGAAATAGCCAGCCCTGATGCTGCCACTGGTGTATCAACATTACAAAAATTAGCCAATGCTATGGAAACATTTGCCAAAGCCATTGACTTGGTAGCGCAAGCCTATGAAGGTTATTTCAAAATTTACAATAAAGTACCTGATTTTTTGAAAACAGCTATGAATCCTATTTCTAGACTTGGTCAGTACATTGAAATTGCTGGCGGTCGCGCAGCTGGTGGATCAGTCATGGCAAATGAGCCTTATCGTGTAGGCGAGTTTGGCCCTGAAACTTTTGTACCAACAGGATCGGGATCAATCCGCCCAGATTCTGGCAATGGTCAAGGCGTAACCATAATCATGAACGGAATCATTGATGGCGAGTCTGCTCGCCGATCAATCGAGAAGCTGCTGCAAGATAGCGCAAGGCGCACAGGCGCGGTCAACTTTGTTGGGGCAACATTGTGACCGTATACACGCCTTACCCAAAGGTGATCTTTGCTGGGGTCAATGAGTATGCAGATAACACAATCAGCAACATTTCAATAAGCCTTGGCCGCCGAGACATCTACGAGCAAGCCCTAGTTGGCATTGCCAATGTAAGGCTTTGGACTGATGCAGATACCGCGCTGAACGTAAACCTATCCGACAGCATTCAGATTCAAATCAAGGACTCGACTAACACTTACCGCACGATCTACACAGGCACAATCTCTGATCTTGACATCAGCCTTGATGCTTATGGCAGTGAGGGATCGGTGGCTGTTTACAGCATCACAGCCGTTGGCCCACTAGCCCTGCTCAATCGCTACACAACAGGCGGCCTTGGATTTGCCAAAGAGTTTGATGGCACACGCGTATTCAACATTCTTTCGGATGCATTCCTAGAAAACTGGGATGAGGTCGTTGCAACTTTAACTTGGTCAGCTGTGAGCAGCCTTGCCACATGGGCCAACTGGGGTGGAACTAACCAGATTTTGGTTGATGATTTGGTGGCCGACATTGATACGCCCGGCACATACGAATTGACCGCTTACAACAGCGGTGTGGCCAATGCCTTGACACTTGCCCAAGAAGCCGCACAATCTGGCCGAGGATTCCTGTATGAAGCCCCTGACGGGTCTATCCACTACGAGTCCTACACGTCCAGAGCGACTCAGACACCGCTTACTCTTACTGATGATGACCTGCTAGCCGTAGGACTGCGACAGGCCGCCCAGTGGTCAGAGATCGTCAATGACGTAACCTTGACTTACAAAGCCAATGCCGAGGTGTATGCCGAGGATTACACTAGCCAACAATCCTATGGCGTATTATCTGGCACGCGATCCACGCAGCTAGAAAACGGCGCAGATGCCCAAAGCCAAGCCAATGCATTTTTGGAAAGTCGCGCTTATCCACGCACCTACCCAGAGGAATTGACTGTGCCACTGCATAGCCCAACGGTTAGCGATGCGACCCGGGATGCGTTGATCTTGATGCATGTTGGATCAGCTGTGTATACGCAAGATTTGCCAGCAGTATTTGGTGGCACTTTTAATGGCTTTGTCGAGGGGATCAAGTGGAATATTGACCGCTACACAGCCAACATGACATTAATTTGCTCGGCAATCTCCGAGACATACCCGAACATAGTTTGGTTGCAAATCGCACCTACTATTACTTGGGCAGGGTATACTCCAACTACGACAGAATGGCAGGATTTATAGCATGGCAACAACCACCCCGAACTACGGCTGGCCAGTACCAACCAGCACCGATTACGTCAAGGATGGCGCGACAGCCATTGAGGCATTGGGCGATGCTATTGATGCAACTGTGTTTGGATTAGGCAGCGGCTTAACTCTAGTTAAAACACAAGTAATCGGCTCAGCAGTTTCAAGCGTAAACGTTACAAGCGCATTTAGCACAACTTATGATGCATACAAAATTGTAATTTCAGGTGGTGTTGCAAGTACTGTGGTCAATTTGGGTTTAAAATTAGGTGCTAGTGCTGCAAGTTATTCGTACATTACAACTGGCGTCAATAGCGCGGGAAGTGCTGCCACAAGTCGGGTTACATCTGGTGCGTCTTTTGCCTTGGCAGGTAGCGGTAATGCAGATACATTGAACTTAAATCTTGATATTGTAAACCCATTTTTAGCAAAATATAGTTTAGTTAATACTTCTTTCGCCGATGATAACACCACAGGTTATGTAATGCTTGGAACTCACAAAGTAGCAACCTCTTACACAGATTTCACATTGACCCCATCATCGGGAACATTGACAGGTGGAACTATTCGCGTCTACGGATACAAAAACTAAGGAATTATGATGGCAACGACAAAACCAAACATTCAAATTGATGATGTAATCCGCGAAATGACCACCGAGGAACACAGTGCATACAAAGCACAGCAAACAGCAAACGCCGCAATCCAAGCCGAAGCCGATGCCAAAGCAGCTGCACGCCAAAGCGCATTAGCCAAACTTGCAGACCTTGGACTAACCGCCGAGGAAATCGCGGCACTTTAACAATCAAGACAGGGCCATGACACGAAAGGGCAACTCATGGCCTTACCAATTAAGAACGGCAAGATCACAACCGCTTACAAAAAGCCAGGCAAAATGTGGTCAAAGGGCTACCACACAGGCGTTGACTTTGCTGTGCCAGTTGGCACACCAGTGTTGGCAGTAGCTGACGGCAAGATCGAAAACGCTAACTGGGGCAAGTCCTATGGCAACCAGGTTGTGCAAAAGGTCGCTGGCGGCTGGGTAATTTATGCACACCTAAACAAGGTTCGAGTCAAGCCAGGTGCAATGGTTAAAAAGGGCGACATCATTGGCGAATCAGGCAACACAGGAAACTCATCAGGGCCGCATCTACATTTCGAGATGCGCGACAACATCAGATGGTCCGCAGGAAAGGACCTTGATCCGAAAGCGATCCTTGAAGCATGAACAAAACCAAAAACATTTTACTAAGAATGGTCGCAGTCTTTGCAGCTAGTAGTCTGTCAGTCGTAGGCGCATCAGCCGTAGCAGGTGTAGAGCCAGCAAAGGCAATCATCATTGCTGGCATCGGTGGCGTGGCCGTTGTTATCGAGGGATTAGCCCGAGCATTCCTGAAAGATGGCTCACTTGATGATGCCGAAATCAACGACATTTTTACCAATGCCGACAAGAGCCTAGAAAAATGACACTTTGGAAAGTTGACTCGGGCAAGTCCAAGCAGTCAATCCCACCAAAGGCATGGACATGGGTGGAATACCCAAAGGGCATTGCTTACAAAGTGCCAAAGGCTGGCCAGTGGGAATGGATCACAGTGCTGCGCGTTGAGTTTAGCAAGGGTGGCTCGGTACTGCGTGGCCGCTTTGGTCGCTACCCTGGCACAGACAAACTAGATGAAACTGGTCACGATGATAAGAATATTGGCGGCTGGGATGGCAAGGTTTACCACTTGCACTGGTCCCACACCATCGACTGTGATCCATCTATGCCGGTGGGCTTTTGGATTTGGCACGATTCAGCTGCGCCAATCGTTTTAGACGGTAGGCAGATAAAGGCCAAATTGGTCTGATGCGTAAATCCGTGAGAGTGGCTTTGGTCGCTTTCATCGTAGGGCTCACGATGCTAGTGCATACGCCCAACGCCTACGCCGAGCAGGCATTTACCACAGTTATTTGCGCGACCCCACAAGGTCAGCAGGTGACTCGTCAGATTGGCTGGGATAACTCAAACCAGTATTTTGCCGATAAGGGAGACATCGCCCGGCACTATTGTGAGGGTGGTTTCGCTGGCCCTTACACAATTTACATCGGTGACTCATTGCCCGTTGATAGCCCTTTAAGGTACTACGCAGGGATTGTGCCAACACCAACACCATCACCAAGCCAAACCACAACCATCGAGCCAACGCCTTTGCCATCGACTACACCCAGCCCAACTGATTTGCCAGCATTAGAACCCACACCAATGCCCACACAAGAGCCACAGCCCGAACCAATTCCAACATCTATCTCGCCCATCCCTGTGCTAGTAGAGCCAACAGTGTCGCCAATAGAACCCACACCAATACCGACACCAGA